GAAGACGGCGAAGACGATGGCGACAAGAGCAGCTATGAAGTGGACTTCGGCCGCGGGCCGATCCAGCTTGACCTGGACCCCGGCGACAAGGCCGAGTTCCTGGAAAGCAAGTCGCCGTCCAAGGAGTTCCAGGCGTTCTGCCAGGTCGTGATCGGCGCGGCGCTGAAGGCGTTGGACATCCCCTACAGCTTCTACGACGAGGGCTATACGAACTATTCCGGGGCTCGCCAGGCGCTGCTCTTGTACGAGCAGTCCGCTGAGATCAAGCGGCAGGACACGCGGACCTTGCTGGACAGGCTGACGGCCTGGCGGCTGGGACTGTTCATCCAGGACGGCGTGCTCGTGCTGCCGGAAGGTATGAGGCTGTCGGGCCTGAACTGGGAGTGGATTGCCAACGGCATCCCGTGGATCGACCCGCTGAAGGAGATGAAGGCCGACGAGACGGCCGTCAACAACGGGCTCAAGAGCCGCACGGAGATCAGCAAGGCCCGCGGACGAGAGTGGAACGACATCCTGGACGAGTTGGCGGACGAGGAAGCCAAGATGGGAGAGCGGCTGACGACCAGTGGAGTGACGAATGCCAAATGAGCAGCAAACAACCGAAGAACGAAAGAACGTGCCCACCGGGGCCCTGCGATTCATCGCCGGCCAGTTCGAGTTCGGTTCCAACGGCGAAGGCGCCAAGACGGCGCCGATCAAGATGGTCGCCCGGTCCGGTAAGCCCATCGAGCATTGGTGGTGGGGCCGGGTCGTGCATGATCTGGCCGGAATGCACCTGCATAAATCCCGTCTGCCCATCGACTATTGCCACGACGCGAACGAAGTCATCGGCTATCTGAATCACTTCGACCGCGAGGCCGGAGACGACGGCGCGCCCAACCTGGTCTGCAACGGCGCCCTGGTGCCTTACAAGGACAGCGACCGGGCCACCGAGGTCATCTACAAGGCCGCGCAGGGGGTGCCCTACGAGGCGTCCATCAACTTCGGGGGCGACGGTATCAAGGTGCAAGTTCTGGGCGACGACGAAGTCGCCGAGGTGAACGGATTCGAGTTCGAGGGCCCGGGCATGATTATCCGCGAGTGGCCCCTGCGCGGCGTTGCGGTCTGTCCCTACGGGGCCGACATGCATACGTCGAGCGAGTTTGCGGCAGACAGAGAAATCCCCGTGACGTTTATGGAAACAAGCAAGGAGAACGAAATGACTGCGGAGACCGATCCGGTCGTCGAAGCGGACACCGAAGAGACTGAAAAGGTGGAGGCCCCCGAGGCCGTTGAAACCGACCCGGCAACCGAAGCCCCCAGCGACCCCGCCGAGGCCCCCGAGGCCGTCGAAGCGGAAGACAAGGAGGCCGAGGAAGCCACCGAACCCGAAGCAACCGAAGAGCTCTCGGCCGAGTCCGAAGGCCAGCGGTTCCTCGACGCCTTTGGCGACAAGGGCGGCGTGTGGTTCGCGCAGGGCAAGAGCTTCCAAGAGGCCCAGACCCTGCACACCAAGGCACTGGCGGCCGAGAACGCCGAACTTCGCCAGCGTATCGACGCCGTGGGCGAGAGCCGCGGCGAGGCCGAGCCGGTGGGAGCCGGCCAGGACCAGGCGGGCAGGCTGACCCCGGGCCTCGGGGCCCTGGCGTCGGCGATCAAGCCCGCCATTCGTTTCGCAAAGTAGACCCGCCGGCGGCGTGCCCGCCCCGGCAAACAGACCAGGCCAACGCCCGACTTGAACCTGACCAGGGACAAGGATAACAGAGCAATGGCTGACAGCTTTATGACACTGGCCGAGCTGGTCGTCATCAACGACAAGAACCTCGCCGACCGCGAGATCAGCGACCTGCTGCAAGAGGCCCCGGTGCTTGCCGCCCTGGCCGCAGACACCGTCCCCGGCACGGTGCACAAGTACACCAAGGAAGCCGGCGCGCCGGGCGTGTGCTTCCGTGACGTGAACGACGGTCGCGACAACAGCAAGTCCGCCGACACGCTGGTCACGGTCAACATGAAGATCCTGGACGCGAGTTTCGCCTGCGACCAGGCGCTGGCCAAGGCGTACCGCAAGGGCCCCGACGCGTACATCGCGCGGGAAGCCGCGAGGCACGTCAAGGCGGCGTTCTTCGGCGCCGAGAAGCAGTTCATCAACGGGACCATCAGCGACAGCGATGGCTTCACCGGCATGGCCGACGCGCTGGACGACAGCGACGACGCGATGGTGATCGACGCCGGCGGCACGACTGCCGACACGGCCTCCAGCGTGTGGGCGCTCCGCACGGGCGGTGACCTGAACGACGTGGCCGCGATGCTGGGCGCCGACGGCGTGCTGGACATCGGCGAGACGGTGACGCAGCGCCTGACCGGCACGAACGGGACGTACCCCGGCTGGTACACGCCGATCTTCGGCTGGATGTGCCTGCAGATCGGCGGGGCCTACTCGATGGGCCGGATCTGCAATCTGACCGCGGACAGCGGCAAGGGCCTGAGCGACGACCTGATCGCGCAGATGCTCGCCGAGTTTCCCAGCGGCAAGGGCCCGACGTTCCTGGCCATGAGCCGCCGGTCGCGGCGACAGTTGCAGCAGAGCCGCACGGCGACCAACGCCACCGGCGCCCCTGCCCCGTTCCCGGTCGAGGCGTTCGGCGTGCCGATCATCACGACCGACGCGATCCTGAACACCGAGGCGCTGCTGACCGCGGCCGAGTAGCTCGGAGGCGGCACGGTGACGGCGTTTCACGATGCAATCGCGGCGATGGGCTCGACACTGCGGGCTTCCTGTGGTCTGTCCGTGACCTATCACCGGGGCGAGTCCTCGGTGCAGGTCACGGCGGTCGTGGGCCGGACGCTGTACGAAGCGGACGACGCCAGCGGCGCGATCGTCAAGGCCGAGGCCCGGGACTACCTGATCGAGGCCGTCGCCCTCGACTTCGGCGCCGGGACGGTGCGGCCCGAGCCGGGCGATCGCATATGGGAGCCCCTGGCCGGCGGCGAAAGCGCGGACGTGTACGAAGTGATGCCGCTGGGGCCCGAGCCCTGCTACCGCAAGAGCGACCCGCAGGGCAACGTCCTCCGCGTGCACACGAAGCTGATCGAGACCGGAGCGGCAATCGAATGAGCACCATGAGACAGGACGACCAGCGGACCTGCGGGAGCCAGCACCTTCGCCTCGCCACGGCGATCATCGGCGTGGTACTGGCGATCTGCACGGCGACGATCGCCTACTGCCACACGACCGTCGCGGCTATGGACGCCCGGATGCGGAAGGTGGAACAGAACGACGCCGCGAACGCCGCGAGGTTCGAGGCGATCAAGGACGCGCTGGAACGAATGGAAGGGGCGGGCTGAATGATAGTCGTGACGGACATCGCCGAGGCGATCAAGGACGGCCTGGACGGCGAGACGTTTTCGCTGCCGTTCACGCCGACGCGGGAGTTCTCGCCTTCGTTCGACTTGGAAGAACTGGCGACCCTTCGCGTCGCGGTCGTGCCGAGGGGGCTGGAAGATGCCCTGGCCGGCCGCGGGCTTGCGCAGCAGGACGTCCGGGTGGACATCGGCGTGATGAAGAAGCTGGACGACGTGGGGCCGACGGACGTGGACCCGCTCGTGTCCCTGGTGGAAGAGATCGTGGAGTACCTTCGCAAGCGGGACTTCAACGCGGACGAGACGACTGCGTGCTGGCTTCGGACGGAAGTCCCGACGCTGTACTCGCACGAGCACCTGAACGAGAACCGGCAGTTCACGAGCGTGGTGACGGCGACCTATCGAGTCATCACGGCGGCGTAGGAGCTTCTTGGGAGAAAGATGATGGGCTGGAACGAAGACGTACTGGCGGCACTGGCGGACATCGCGGACGGGATCACCGTCGAGGCTCAAATTGACCCCGAAGGGCTTGCCCTGGAAGCAACCCTGGGGGCGCTCTGCACGAAGGCGGCGACCGAAACCACCCTGGCGGCACTGAAGAATCGGGGCGATCTGTTGGCGACCGAAGCGACGCTGGGAGCGCTGAAGTCGCGGGGCGACCTGCTTGGCACGGAGATAACCCTGTCGGCGCTGAACGCGCAGGCCGGCTTGCTCGCCACCGAGGCGACCCTGGACGGCTACGTTGACGAGTTCGAGGACTTCGCCCTGGACGACGCCCTGGACTCGCCGCTGTACGGGTTCGACACCTGCGGCCGGATTCCCATGGCCGGGCTGCTGGCCGACCTGATGAGCGGCGGGAATTGCGTGACGCCTTTCCACCCGATCCACGGGGACGGCATGATATGGGACAGCACGGGCTGGGAGGTCGACCCCCTGGCGCGATACTCGATCGGCGACATGATCGCCAACACGTTCACGCAGACGGGGCCGGAAGCTGGCGACAACGTCCTGGGCTTCGGCTCGCCGCTCTGGAGCTATGTCGGCTGCTGCGGCGCCCGGTCGCTGGCCGAGATGATGGAGCACCTGGTCCACAACGCGGACGGCTACAGCTCCCCGCTCTACTACGACTGGAACTCCGTGGGCTACATGCTCGACGCGATCATGGACAACATCGCGGCGATGAAGGCCCAGACCGACAAGCTGACCTTCGACGGGAGCAGTCACCTGGAGGTCCACACGAACGCATGATCTGCAACCCGCACATCCAGCCGACGATAGCCATGGTAGCGACCTGGCCGACGGGTATCGTCCACCCCGACCAGCAGGAGTTCCTTTTCGACATCGGCGTCGAGGAGATCCTCGCCGTGAACTACGGCGACGGGGACATCGTGCTGGGCTTCAACATGCTCGTCCAGGCATACCTGATGCAGCCGCAGCGCTGGCCGTTCGTGATCTTCACCGAGAACGACGTGCATCCCATCAAGGACAAGATGGGCGAGTTCTTCGAGGCCGACGCCGACGTGATCTGCGCCCGCTATCCCACCGCCGGCCGTGAAGACGCCTGGCTCTGGCCCGACTCGTTCCATTCCGGGTTCTTCTGGACTCGCCGCGAGGTTGTCCGGTCCCTTCGACCGCCATGGTGGCGGTGGCAATACAACGAAAGAGGCACCGCGCATATCGGCTGCCTCTGCACGATTTTCAAGGACCGGCTGGAGGCCGAGGGGTTCACCTTCGCCAATGCCGGCCAGGCCAGGCATGAGCCGAAGCCCCAACCGGCCAGGCGAGTGCTGCGAATCAGGAGAGCGCAATGAATCTCGAAGTAGTCACGCTGAAGGGCAAGAAGGTCGCGTTGGGCCCCGACGACCGCATCTTCCGCAAGGAAAAGGTCGAAAGGCTGATCGCGTCCCAGGCCGCAAAGGTCGCCTCGGCGACGACGAAGAAGGTCGACGTGGACAAGGACATCGCCCTGGCCGGCATATCCGACGTCGGCAAGTCCATCCTGGAGACCATCTCGGAGAAGCTGGACCGGGAGATCGCCCGGGGCAACGCCATCGGCACGAGCCTCTCGGCCATCGTCGACCAGCTGGACCCGAGCCAGGGCGTCGGCGTCGGCTGACGGCCGCGACGGGAAGACACTGACAACGGCGAAAGGCAAAGGAGCAAACCATGCCAAACTTCGTACTGGGAATGAACTGCAAGCTGTACTACGGCGACAAGGCCATGGCCTCGACGGACCCCGAGGACACGGGCGAGGGGGTGGTCTGGACCGAACTGGACAACGCCAAGGACGTCAGCCTGAGCCTGGAGACGGGCGAGGCCGACATCACCACGCGGGCGAACAACGGCTGGCGGGCCACCGCGGCGACGCTGAAGGACGGCGGGATCGAGTTCGAGGCCGTCTGGAAGCCCGGCGACGCCGGCTTCGATGCCCTCCAGACCGCGTGGGAAGGCTCGTCCGAGGTATCCCTGATGGTCCTGGACGGCGGCAAGGCCGTCGTCGGGAGCCAGGGGCTCGTCGGCAACTTCGTCGTGACCAACTTCAGCCGCTCCGAGCCGCTGGAGGAAGCCGTGACGGTGAGCGTGACGATCAAGCCTTCGTCCTACAACGCCTGGTGGACGAAGGCGGCGTAAGGTCGACCGGGCCCCGCCGGCGGCACAGGAGACAGGGCATGAAGACTTTCAAGGACAATGCCGGACGGACGTGGCAGGTCGCCATGAACGTCACGGCCGCAAAGCGCGTCAGGTCGGTCCTTGGCGTGGATCTGCTGCAATTCGGCAGTGAGTCCGGCAAGCCGGAAGATCACCTGTTCACCAGGCTGCACACCGACCCGTGCTTCCTGGTGGACGTCCTGTACGTCGTCTGCCTGACGGAAGCCGAGGCGAAGGGCGTCTCGGACGAGCAGTTCGGCGAGGCGATGGCCGGCGACGCGATCGACCAGGCGACGCAGGCGCTGCTGGAAGAAATCGTGGATTTTTGCCCGAGCCCGCGGGACAGGGAGCGGGCGAGGAGAGTGCTGGCGCAGGCGAACACGATGATCGACAGGGCGCAGGACGTACTGGATCGGCGGACGACGCCGGAAACCTTGGAAGCCGAGATGGAAAAGGCCCTGGCCGAAACCCTTGGCGACTGATTCTCCAGATTGCCGGCGCCATCGGCGTTGACCCCGGGCCGCTGACGATCCGCGAGCTGGTGGAGATGGCCGAGGGGCGCAGCCGGTCGCTGTGGGGCCATACGTCGGCGGTCATCGCGACGATCCTGAACGTCAACCGGGCCAAGGGCAAGGCGGCGATAAGGCCCGACAAGGTGAACCCGTGGCACAGCAAGAAGGCCGGCAGGCGAATCACGAAGATCACGAAAGGCAACATCGTGGAACTGAAGAGGCTCTTGCCGCAAAGGGGCGACGAATGAAACGCCTGGCGATCCTGCTCCTCGCGCTCGCGTGCCTCGGCGGCTGTGCGACACGACCGCAACAGGCGGCGGACCTGACCCCGACCGCGACCGCGATGCCGAACGTGGATATCTCGGGCAAGCTGGACACGCTGGACCAGAAGATCACGCAAGTCCAGCACACACAGTCCACGCAAACGTCCATCTACGCCCGAGACTCCGAGCAGGCCAAGACCGACCGCGCGAAGGACGTCACCGCGGCCAGGACCGGTCGCAAGTACTTCGGGGCCGTCGTGGCGATCCTGGCGGCGTTCGCGGTCTTCGGCTGGTGCACCGAGCA